GGCAACCTCATCTCGTCCTCGCCTATCGAAGCAACGACCATCATGACCGCCGAGCAGGCTGCGGCACTCACTCAAGGAGATTCCCAATGGCAGTAGGACTTGCCGCTGCTGCGGTCAACGGCTGGCTCGACGGCACCTATGCGACCGCCAGTTGCTTCATCAAGCTCCACACGGGCGACCCCGGCGCTGCCGGTGCGACCCTCCCGGCAGGTGGTTCGACTACCCGCGTGCAGGCGACGATGGCTGCCGCGTCGGGCGGATCCAAGGCGATGTCCTCGATGGCGTCCCCGTGGACGAATGTCACGACGACGGAGACGATCTCCCACATCTCTATCTGGTCTGCCGCTGCCGCCGGCACGTTCAACGGCTCGGCTGCTCTGACCGCCGCGCAGCCGTGGGCGAATACCAACACGCTGACATTGACCAGTTTTAGTGTGGCTATCAGCCCGATCGCGGCGTAGTCATGGCTGTCTACCGGGCTACCGTCAACGCACGCGCAGGCGTGAACACGGCGAACACCGTCTACTTCCAGCTCAAGACGGGGACGGCGGCGCGCGCCCGCCTGCGCGAGATCGTGTGGACGATCACGACGGCGCCGACGACCGCGCCGACGTTCCTCATCGCACGCTCGACCGCTGTCGGCACGTCGTCGACGACCGTGGTGGGTACCGCTGCCGATCCCGCCGAGCCGGCGTCGTCCTGCACTCTGGACTCGGCGTGGTCCGCGGCTCCGACGTTCACGACGACGGGCCCGTTCCTGTTCGCCCTGACTCTCGCGGTCACGATCGGCGGCGTGTTCTATTGGACGTCCGGCGACGAGATGGCCGACATCATCGTGCCCGTGTCTGGTGGCCTGTGCTTCGCATGGGCGGCGGGGTCGGGCGCGACCCTCGGCGCGCACACCCTCCAACTCTCATGGGATGAGTAACCGGAGGTAGATCATGCCGATCTACCGTGGCTTGTGGATCAAGAGGAACCTGCAATACCGCCGCTATGGGATGGAGTACGCGAAGGGCTCGACTACCTTCGTCACGGTCCCCGATCCTGGCACCCCGACTGGTGATTTCTTCGGGGATGCTGCCCTAGCCGCGACCGACTCGATCACGGCAGCGGCCACGGTCGCCGCGTCGTCCACTGCGGCGATCGCCGCGACCGCGACTCTCACGGCAGCGGCCACGGTCGCGGGTGGCGCGTTCAATGTTGACGCGGCGCTCTCCGCCACGGACACGGTCACGGCAGCAGCCATAGTCGGTGCATCATCCGGCGCAACGGTCGCGGCCACGGTGTCCCTGACGTCAGCGGCCACGGTCGCGGCGGCCACGGGCGCCACGCGCCCCGCGACGGGAACCATCCTGGCGACGGGCCTGGTGGCCGCCTCGAGCGGCTCGAGCCTCGCCGCGACTGACGCGATCACCGCGACCGCGCTGGTAGCCGCCTCATCGGGCGCCACCATTGCGGCAACGGGCACGATCACGGCGGCGGCGACCGTCACCGCGGGCGGCGCGTTCAACGCTACGGCCGCCATCGCCGGGACCGCGACGATTACCGCCACGGCTGTCGTCGCTACATCCTCGGGCGCCACGGTCACCGCCACCGCGACCCTGACCACGGCGGGCACGGTCGGCAAGCAGTCTGGCGCCACGCTGGCCTCCACCGTCGCCCTGACGGCCGCAGGCGCAGTAGCGGCAGCGTCCGGTGCCTCGCTCCAGGCCAGCGCGAACGTGACCGCAGCGGCCCTCGTAGCGGCTTCCACGGGTGCCGTGCTCACGGGCACCGTCACCATCACGGCGGCCGCAGCCGTGTTCAGCGGCACCATGACCGCCGCACTCGCGGCAGTTGCCACGGTCACCGCCACCGCGACAGTCAGCGGAACGGAACCCGTAAGCAACCCGCCACGCCGGCGCACCGATCCACCGCAACTGATCCAGACACCACGGCAGCCACGAGGGTCGCTGCGACTACGCCCCGCGCAGCCACGACGCACCCCGCGCATCTGACCCGCCACCACGCAAGGAGTCCCACATGAGCGGTTTCGTTCGCTCCTATCCCCTAGAGGACATCCAGATCGAGCGCGGCGGCGACGGTCGAACGGTCACGGCGTACGCCGCCGTGTTCGACGTTCAGACCCCGATCCGCGACCAGCAGGGTGACTACCTCGAAGTACTGGACAGTACCTCGTTCAACCGCACCATTCAGCAGCGAGGCAACCGCTTCGGCGTGTTCTACAACCACGCACGCACCCTCAGCGGGACCCCCTCAGACATCTACTCCATGCCCATCGGGAAGCCGATCGACGTGCGCGTTGACGGTCGTGGGCTCCTGACCGTCACCCGCTACAACAAGACCCCCGTCGCTGACCAGGTACTTGAGTCGATCCGCAATGGCGACATCACCGGCCAGTCCTTCTCCGGCTCGTTCCTGCGCTCGACGCCCGACATGCCGCGCAACGGCTACCGCGCCTCAGCCGACGGGTCGCTGACTGTAGTTCGCCGTCTGGAGATCGCCATGCGCGAGTACGGTCCGACACCTTTCCCTGCCTACTCCGATGCGGAGATCATGGGCGTACGCGGCGAGGCAGGGCTCTACGTCCCGACCCCCCGCCAGGAGAACCTGAAGTCGATCCTCGAATGCAACGTGGAGACGTACGGCCCGTTCGACCAGTCCACTGGCGCGAACGGAGCCCACTACGTTGCCGCCTCCCCGTTCGCTGCTGAGGGCATGGTGTGCGCCAACTGCACGCTGTTCGAGGGCCCGCGCTCATGCGACATCGTCGCTGGGGACATCGACCCTGCTGCGGTCTGCAAGTTCTGGATCATCCCCGAGGCGCTTCTCGCCTCCACACAGTCTCCCGATGCCGCTCCGACCGACGGGTCACCGGCACGGGCACATGAGGACCCGCCCTCGGCTGGGCACTTCTCAACCCCCACATTCGCCAATCTGCGCCGCAAGGCGCGAGAAACAGGAGCAATCTGATGGATCACATCGCCAAGCTCCACGGCGAGGTTGAGGCACTCCGCTCGGAGATCGCCGACCTCGATGCCCTGGAGACCCCCACCGAAGAGCAGACCCTGCGCTTCGATGCTGCACTCGCCGAGTTCGACACCGCGAAGGCCGCTTACGAGAAGCTGGCTGAGCGCGCCGCGAAGGTTGAGGCTGTGCGGACTGCCGCCCTGTCCCCGACCTCGAAGCGTGAGGGTGGATTCTCTGCCCCCAGCGTCATTATCAAGGCTGACCCGTTCGAGAACATCGAGGCGCTTCGCTTCGCTGCTGACGACGACGAGGCTGTCGTGGCTCGCGCCGTGACCGCACTGTCCGACACGAAGTACCGCGGCGGCGTATCCGACGCGGCCCGCGAGTCGGCCATCGAGACCGTCGAGCGCGTCCCGGGCGCGGCTCGTCACGCTCTCGCGTATGGTTCCCCGGCGTACCTGTCGGCGTTCCGCTCCTGGCTGTCCTCGGGCGGTCAGCCGGTCTACACCGCGGAAGAGGCAATGGCCGTTCGCGCGTCCATGTCCCTGACCGGTGCAAACGGCGGCTACATTTTGCCAACTCTGTTGGATCCCTCGCTTATCAAGACCGGGACCGCTGTCAAGAATCCGATCCGTCGCCTCTCTCGCGTCGTGACCGGAACGCAGAACGTCTGGCACGGTGTCTCGGTCGGAAACGTCACGACGGCGTGGAAGACTGAGGGCTCTGCCTTCACCGCTGGGGATCCGACCTTCTCGAATCCCAGCGTCACCGCGTTCAACCTGACCGCGTATCTGACCGCCTCGTACGAGATTTTCGAGGACTCCGGCCTTCAGGGTTCCATGCCTGGGCTTATCGCCGAGGCGTGCGACTTCGCAGAGTCGACGGCGTTCGTGTCCGGCAACGGCACGTCGGCCCCGCTCGGTGTCGTCACCGCGATCTCCGCAACTGCGGGCTCGACGGTCACTTGCACCACGCGCGCCACGTTCACCTCGGCCAGTGCGGTCGACGTGTTCGCTCTCCTGAACGCGGTGACCCCGCGCTACGAAGAGGCCGTGACGTGGGTCGCCAACAAGGCGACGTTCAACACCATCCGGCAGATGAGCACGGGCTCCAATGGCTCGCTGTTCTGGACCGACCTGAATGCCTCGACACCTCCGAGCCTGCTCGGTGCGCCGATCGCTTCCAGCTCGGACATCGTGTCGGCGACGACCTCGGGCAACATGCTCGCGATCCTCGGCGACTTCCAGCAGTACCTCGTCTATGACCGCATCGGTATCGCTCTGGAGATGATCCAGAACGTCGTGGACGGTTCGGGTATCCCGACCGGCCAGCGTGGCCTCGTCGCGCACAAGCGCGTCGGCGGCGGCGTCACGGACATCAACGCATTCAGGTTCCTGAAGGCTTAGGTCCGTCTAGGGCGGCCGGTCTAAGCCACCGGCCAGAGAGCCCGTCCCTCCCTCGTGGGACGGGCTCTCGCCTTGCCCGACAGCACACCCGCCAGCGAGGGCAACGAGGAGGAACAGATGGGCCAAGCACGACGCGCACGCGAGAGCGAGCGCACTACGTCCGGCAGGGTCATCGTCGCGTGGATCCACCCCGGCATGGTCAGCGCCTACTTCACGACTTCGCTCGTGCAGATGCTGCTGTTCGACCAGGGGACGAACCGCAACGTTGTCGGCCTGCTCCAGGAGTGGTCGAGCGCGAACGTCAGCATGGCGCGCAACGAGATCGTGTCCCGATTCCTCGACCATCCGACCGGGGCCGACTGGCTGCTCTTCATCGACTCGGACATGGCCTGGGAGCACGACGCGCTCGACGGCCTGCTCTCCGTAGCGGACCCGCAGGCGGCCCCGATCGTCGGCGGCCTGTGCTTCGGCGCGAACCTTGACCGACTGTTCCCCACCATCTACATGCTCACCCCGACCGACACGGGCGGCCTGACGACGACACGGCTAGGCGACTACCCACGCGACCAAGTGGTCCGCGTAGACGCCACGGGCGCCGCGTTCCTGCTCATCCACCGCAACGTCCTCGTGGCGATGCGGGACAAGGGTTTCAACAAGACCTTCCCGTGGTTCCAGGAGACCGAGCTCGACGGCAAGCCCGCGGGCGAGGACCTCACCTTCTGCCTACGTGCCCGCCAGATGGGCGTTCCGATCATCGTGGACACCCGCGTGAAGGTGGGCCACCACAAGTCAGCGATCTACACCGAGGCACTCTTCGACTCGCAACGGGAGGCGTAATGGCGCTCGTCACCCTCACCGAGACCAAGACCCATCTGAACATCACGACGACCACGAACGACGTCGAGTTGCAGGACTTCATCGACGTGGCGTGCGCGCTGGTGCAGGGCTACGCGGACCGGACGTGGGACGTGGGGTCGGTCACCGAGACGGCTGACGGTGGCGGCGCCGTGTTCCTGCTCCGTCAGTCCCCGGTAACGTCCGTTACCTCCGTGACGGTGACGGGTGTCCTGCTCGCCTCGACTGCGTATGAGGTTGACGAGGCGAACGGGATCATCCGCATGTACGACTACACGACGGCCGGCGCGGGCAACGTGTCCATCGTCTACGTGGTCGGCGGCAGCGTCCCCGCTCTCGCCCGCCATGCTGCGCTCGAAACAGTTCGGCATCTGTGGCAGACGCAGCGCGGTTCGATGGGTGCGCGCAACCCGCTCGGCGGTGACGAGTACGTGCCGGGGACGGCCTTCTCCCTGCCCCGTCGCGTGATGGAGCTCCTCGACCCGATTCGGAACGTGAACTAGTGGCCGTCTCCCGCTACGCCGCTCTCACCGACGCCGTACTGGCAACCCTCCGCGCCCTCAACGCGACGACCCTCGCGGGCGTGGAGATCGTCGACGGCCCCCCGCTGCTGAACCAGTTCCCGGCAGAGGCCATCTACGTCGGCTGGTCAGGGGAGCCCGACTCCGACACGTCGGGCAGCATCTCGCAGGG